ATAGCGGCGCCGCGAATGCGCCCAGCGCGCGTTGCGCGCCTCGCGCCCGGACCCGAACGTGACAAGCTCGGTGCGCCGCTGCGGCCCGCCCGCGCTGCGCAGCGCGATGTCGAGCGGGAACAGGATTTCGTGGAAGGACATGGTTAGTCTCGCATAAAGCTCAGTCCTCATCCTGAGGAGCGCGCCCTTGCGCGCGTCTCGAAGGATGAGCGCCACATCCTCATGGTTCGAGACGCCCGCCAAGCGGCGGGCTCCTCACCATGAGGGAGCGTCACAAACTCCGCTGCCCCCGTGCTACCGCACGGGCGATCTGCCCGGTGATGTAGCTCTCGGAGCGGCGGAAATTGTCGAGGTCGGGGGTTGCGATCTGGACGTTGATGGTGTTGCCGCCCCCACCTGCGACGCCGAGCCGCCCGTCGGGGCCGCGCTTGAGCGGCATGATCGCTTCCGGTCCGGCCTCGCCGGCGAGACCGACACCGCCATTGGTGAGCGGAAAATACGTCGGCGTGCCGATCACGCCGCCGGCCGCGAACGGTTTTATGGCGCCGGAGGCTCCCTCTATCTTCTTCGCCGCGCCGCCGACCCCGGTCAATCCCGACAGCAGGCTCTCGATGCCGCTGGCGAGCGATTTCTCCAGCGGCTTGAAGGCGAGGCGCACCGCCAGATCGGAGATCCGCAACGCCAGCGACTTCAGGACATCGTCGAACTGCTTGCCACCGGTGACGGAAGCCGAAAACGCCTGCGTCATCGCGCGCGCAAATCCGCTGGCGCTGGCGGTGAGGTCCTTTGTCTTCAGGCTCAGGCCGTCGAGCGTGCTCGATGTGCTGAGCAGATCGGTGCTGTCAGTCATGGCTTGCCCTCACTCTATCCGCGTCATTGCGAGGAGCCAACGGGTCCGGCCTTTGGCCGGCCCGATGATAAACTCCGCGACGAAGCAATCCAGTCTGCGCTGGTCTCTCTGGATTGCTTCGCTTCGCTCGCAATGACGGCTGAACCATCCGGAAACTGCCTCATCAGCGCATCGAAATCGCCGCGTTCGATCGGCGCGGGCGCGCGGCCGCGTGACCCGGCGATGGCCTGCGCCAGTTCGCGCGGCGTCATCTTCCAGAACGCGTCCGATGACAGATGCAGCACGCCGAATCCAAACTGCATCGCTTCCGCCCATGGGAACGGCCTTATCATGCCGCCGGCGCTGAGGTGTCTTCGAAGGTGGCGGCGATCAGGTCGGCCGCGATCCGCACATAGCCGGCAGCACCCCCCTCCACCGTCATCGCCGCGACTTCGTTGTCGCTCACGGTTTCGCCGGCGCCGCGCAGGCCCGCGGCGATGATGCGCACCAGATCGCGCGCGGACAATCGCCCCGAACCAAAACGTTCCGCCAGCGCCACCAGATCGCAGGCTGCGAACGCGGACTCCAGTTCCGCCAGCGCGCTTAAGGTGAGCACCAGCGTGCGCCGGTCGCCGCCAAGTTCGGCCTCGATCTCGCCGCGGTATTTGTTGGGCATGGTCGCTCCTCCACAAAAGGCCGTCATACCCGCGAAAGCGGGTACCCAGTAATCACCGCCGTTCATGATTCTCACCGTCGCGGAATACTGGGTCGTCCGCTTTCGCGGACGATGACGATTTATATCGCCGTAAACGTCAGCGCGCCCGCCGACTCCAGCGCAAGGTCGAACGTCACCTCGCCATTGTGCTCGCCGGCAAATTCCAGGCTGGAAATCTGGAACAGGCCCTCGATGGTGCCGAAATCCGGCACGATCACCTGGGCGTGGTTGACCGCGCCGTCGAAAAACGCCTGCCGCACCAGCGCGTCGGAGCTCGCGTCCTTGAACAGGCCGCGCCCCGAAATCGAGGCGCGCTTGACGCCGGCGCCGGCCAGCAACTCGCGCCAGCGATCCGCCGACTCCGCATGCGTGATGTCGACCAGTTCGGCATTGAAGGCGATCCTGCGGCTGCGCAGACCCGCCACCGTGACAAACCCTGCGCCGCCGTCGATCTTGACCAGCAGGTCCTTGCCTTTTTGCGCGCCCATGGGCTGCTCCTTATGATGCGGGTTCGGTGACGGCGCGAAACCGCACCAGCGCGTGATAGGTGCGCCCGTCGGATTCGCGCCTGATGTCGGCGATGGAAAACCGCAGATTCACCAGCCGGTGCCCGTCGGGCGCGAGCGGCGCGTCGTCGAGCGCTGTCAGCAGCGCGCCGGTGATGACATGGGCCTGCTTGTGCCCGCCCTGCCGCGACCACGCATGCAGCGTCAATTGATGCTCCTGGACCGGACCGCCGTCGGCGGAAGCATCGACGATGCGCGCCTCCCCCAGCGTGACATAGGGAAACGCCGCATTGCGCGGCGGCTCGTCATAGACATGGGCACCGCCGAGCGCCGCAGCGAGTGCGGTGTCGGCGATCAGCGCGTCGTGGATGGCGGAGCGGAGGGCTGTGTGGGCGGATGGCATGGGGGATTCCTTGCGGTAAAAACCGGACCTCATCCTGAGGAGCGCGCTCTTGCGCGCGTCTCGAAGGATGAAGCGATGTGCATGCGGCCATCCTTCGAGACGCCGCGCAAGCGCGCGGCTCCTCAGGATGAGGTTAGTTCTCGCGGTGAGAGCTTCACTCCACCCGCAGTTCCGCGTCGACCGCGATGAAGCGGCGGTCGTCGGCGTCGCGGATCGCAGCGATGCGATAGATGCGCGCGCCGTCGGCCAGGCGGTGCTGCAGGGTCAGGATAAAATTGCTGCGCAGCAGGATGCGGTACTTCACCACAGCGCCTTCGGCGTCGGCTTCGACATCGGCGCCACCGCCGCGCGCGGAAAACGGCGTCACCTGCGCCCACGCCGTCGTCAGCGTCGTGTAGCTGCGCGCCACGCCGCCCTGCCCGTCATCGCTCTCGACCGGCGCCTGGATCAGCAGCCGCGTCTTCAACTTGCCCGGATCGATCATAGCGACAGCACCCGGTACGGCGCGACCAGCGCACCAAGGCCGCCCGGCAGCATCGCGACATCGGCGCCGGGCGCGGCAAGCCCGCGGTTCTCATACCAGTGCGCCACCAGCATGCGGATGGCATGGCGCAAGGCATCCGGCACGTCGCTCGCGAGCGCACCATAGCCAAGCTCGACGTCGAGTTCGATGCCGGCGGCAAAACGGCCCGGCAGCGGCAGCGCCCAGCACGGCGAGGCGATGATATTGGCGGCGGCATCGGTCACGAAGGTTGCGACGTCGATGCTGTGGGCGTTGCCCGCCGCGTCGAACACCCGCGCCGCAATCACGCTGCGCAACGGCCCCATGCGCAGGTTCAAGCGTCCGTCCGCCGGCCACGCATCCAGCACAAAGCGCCAGCGCTGCACCAGCAGCGCCCGCCGCGTCAGCGCCTCGACGTGCCCGCGCGCGGCTGCGATCAGCGCCGCGATGACGGCGTCATCATCGCCATGCTCGACGCGCAGGAACGCTTTGGCTTCAGCCACCGGCCACGGTTCGGCGGATGGCGGGATCAGCAGGATGGCGGACAT